GCAATATACCAACCGTAAAAAGCACATAGAGAAAAAAAAGCTGGTAAATAAACATTAGTAATTACGTGTAATTCTAATATTATAACAATTAAATTTAATATTATGAAAAAATTACTTATTACATTAGCTTTATTTCTTACAGTACTAACTTCTAAAGCTCAGGAAGCATTTGAAGGAGTTTGGGTCATGGAAGACTCTTCGTATAAAACGGTGATGTTAGTTAGCGACTACGCTGTGGTTAAGATTATTAATTATAGTTTTAAAGAAGACGCTACACTTAACGAGGTAATACTAAGTCAAACAGATACTACTATAACAACCTCAATACATAATCCAAGAAATGGTTATACTATTGGACTTTCTTACACTGTTATAGATGAAGACACTTTACAATGTGTTTTTACAGGAGATGAAAACAGTACTGTGTTAATGAAAAGAGAATAAATGAAAAAAATAATTCAATGGCTAACAGGTGGCGTTATCAAAGAAGTTGGTGACGTCATCGATAAGCTTACTACAACCGAAGAAGAAAGGTTAGAAGTAAAGAAACAAATACAGCAGATATTAGAAGACGCAGACAACAAAGCTCAAGAAGAGGTTAGTAAGCGTTGGGAAGCAGATATGAAGTCTGATAGTTTTTTAAGCAAAAACATTAGACCAATGATCTTAATATATCTGACTGTAATTTTTACGTCTTTAGCTTTCTTTGATGGTAATATCGGTGAGTTTGGATTAGCCAAAGAATATATACCAATTTTCCAAACACTTTTAGTAACAGTATACGGAGCTTACTTCGTGGGTCGTACTTGGGAAAAAGCAAAGTCAATAACAAACAATTAAATTAAATCAAATGAGTAAAAAAATCACAAAAGAACATTTAGAAAAAATTAACGCAAGTCAAGACAAGCTAATGAGCTTGATTAATCAAATAGGTGTGTTAGAATCTCAAAAACACAGTTTATTACATCAAGTTGGAGACGCTAATAAAGAAGTCGAAGACTTTAAACTTGTGTTAGAAAAAGAGTACGGACCTGTTAATATAGATTTAAAGACAGGTGAATATGAGTCTATTGAAGCTGACTCTAAACTAGAAAAGGCTTAATATGTCACATGTTGTAAGAAAAATAAGTATTGGTTCTGATTACAAAAACGATGCAATGCATTATTCTGTAGGTCAACAAGTCTATGGTGGTCACGAGATTTCACATATACTTCTTGACGAGTCTGATAACTCTTACAATATTCACATTAAGAAAAACAACGAGGTAATGCCATGGAAGAAATTTAACTCTAACATGGCAATATCTGTTGAATATGACTTAGAGTATTGAAAAGTTTATACGACTTTATAGTAGAGCCATTAGGCCAAAAATACAGTAACAAAATAAAAATAGGTGATAAAGAGTTATTTTTAAATACAAAAATTGAAGACTTCAAGTTTGTAAATAGATTAGCTAAAGTAGTAGAAACACCTAAAGCTTTTAATACTGGTATTGATGTTGGTGATATAATTGTTATACACCAAAACGTGTTTAGAGTATTCTATGACATGAGAGGAGAAAAAAAGAAAAGTAGATCTTGGTTCAAAGATGATTTATATTTTTGTGCTATAGATCAAATATATTTATATAATAAAGGTGATAAGTGGAAGTCTTTTGGAGACAGATGCTTTATTTCACCTATAAAAGATACAGAGTCTTTGACGCTAGATAAAGAAAAAAGCCTTGTTGGTATATTAAAATATGACAATAGCTCTTTAAATGCGTTAGGAATTAACTCAGGGGATTTGGTTGGCTATACGCCAAACGGAGAATGGGAGTTTTTAATAGACGGTAAAAGACTATACTGTATGAAATCTAATGATATCGTAATTAAATATGAACACCAAGGAAACGAAGTTGAATATAATCCAAGCTGGGCAGAGAGCGGTGGAGGAGTTAATCAAGGTAGCTAAAGAAGCTATTGTTGATTCAGATGACGATATATCGGCTGATAGGTTAAAGAACGCTGCGGCTACAAAAAAGTTAGCTATATTCGATGCTTTTGAAATACTAAATAGAATAGAAGCTGAAGAGAATATGTTAAATGAAAAACCAGTGGAGGTTAAAGAAGAGAAATCTTTTAGAGGCTTTGCAGAAGGGAGATCTAAATAATGTACGAGCAGACTTTATATAAAATACTTAAAGACCACGTTAAGCCTAAGGTTATAAAAAGAACTAATAGGTATAAGAAATGGGAGTACGGTTATAACGAAGAACACGACATGGTTGTTATAAGTAAAACCGGACAAATAGGTGAAATTTATGAGATACAAGATTTAAAAATAGCTTTGCCAAAAGCTGAAAATGTATATACATTTGAAGAGGACAGGTGGAAGCACACTGAATATCCAAAGGAACTTAGTAAAATCAAATCAGTATTTGATTGGGAAGAATATCCTTTGGACTTTAAAGAAAAATGGTATGATTACATTGATGAAGAATTTAATAGAAGAGAACAAGGCTTTTGGTTCTATAATAAAGGTTTGGCTACTTACATTACTGGTACTAACTATATGTACTTGCAGTGGAGTAAAATTGACGTCGGGCAGCCAGACTTTAGGGAATCAAACAGATTATTCTATTTATTCTGGGAAGCTTGTAAAGCCGACCCGCGCTGCTACGGCATGTGCTACCTTAAAAATAGACGGTCAGGTTTTTCATTTATGGCAAGTGGGGAAACCGTTAACCAAGCCACAATATCTACGGATTCACGCTTTGGTATACTCTCGAAATCTGGACCCGATGCAAAGAAGATGTTTACTGACAAAGTTGTCCCAATATCGGTCAACTACCCCTTCTTCTTTAAACCAATACAAGACGGAATGGATAGGCCAAAAACAGAGCTCGCCTACAGGGTACCAGCATCAAAGTTCACAAGGCGTAAGCTCGATTCAAACGAAAAGCTACAAGAGATCACAGGGCTCGACACAACTATCGACTGGAAAAACACAGGCGACAACTCGTATGACGGTGAAAAATTAAAACTACTAGTACACGATGAAAGTGGAAAATGGGAAAGACCAACAAATATATTAAACAACTGGAGGGTAACTAAAACTTGTTTAAGGTTAGGTTCTAGAATTATAGGTAAGTGTATGATGGGATCAACATCAAATGCTTTAGATAAAGGAGGAGATAACTTTAAAAAACTTTACAATGACTCAGACGTTACACAGAGAAACGCCAATGGACAGACTCGCTCAGGATTATATTCTTTGTTCATACCTATGGAATGGAACTACGAAGGCTACATTGACTCTTATGGCTTTCCTGTATTCAACACACCAAAAAAAGAAGTAGTAGGTCCTTTTGGAGATGTTATAGTACAAGGAGTAATAGAGTACTGGGACAATGAAGTTGAAGGTCTTAAGAACGATCAAGATGGTTTAAATGAATTTTATAGACAATTTCCACGCACAACTAAACACGCGTTTAGAGATGAGTCTAAAGAATCTTTGTTTAACCTAGCAAAAATATACGAGCAAATAGATTTTAATGAAGATCTTAAAAACTCAATAAATGTTACTCAAGGAAGTTTTCAGTGGGAAAACGGGGTTAAAGATACAAAGGTTATATTTGTACCAAATAAAAACGGTAGATTCAGAGTTTCCTGGGTTCCACCTTTAAATCTACAAAATCGTGTGATAATAAAGGGTGGACTTAAATATCCAGGTAATGAACACTGTGGAGCTTTTGGCTGCGATAGCTATGATATATCAGGTACAGTTGATAAAAGAGGATCAAATGGATCTTTACACGGTTTAACTAAGTTTAGTATGGAGGACGTACCTCCAAACCATTTCTTTTTAGAATATATAGCTAGACCACAAACTGCTGAAATATTTTTTGAAGATGTTTTGATGGCTTTAGTTTTTTATGGTATGCCAATACTAGCAGAGAACAACAAACCTAGGTTGTTATACCATTTAAAAAGAAGAGGTTATAGAAAGTTCTCTATAAATAGACCAGATAGAAGTT